ATCTAGGGTAGACTCAACCTTCTGGGTGGACTGAGGAAAGAGATTGAACGGCAGAACAGGCGTAGCGTTGGATGTGTTGTACTGGTCACCCTCGATTTGTTCTTCTGTCAGGTAAACGCCGCCATACTCGTTTTCCCCAGCGAAGTTCGTAATCATCATCAGCCGGCGTTGATTGATATACGCGGACAAGATCAAGTTATCTGCGAATAACCCAGCAGGATAATAGTCAATTGACTCCCAAGCTTGGTTCAGCGTGTTGTAAACCAAGATCCTGACGTTCCTAGTGGCCGCGCCAGTTGGCATGGCAATGTAGAAGCGGTTGTTATAGTAAGTCGCTACTGAGTTTTGAACGGCGTTGTAGTTAACGCTGTCAAAGAAGTCCGCAATCGGTTCGCTAAGCGGCAATGTGTTGCCTATTAGCTGCAAATCAAGCTGTGGTGTCAGCATGTGCACGCCGTTGGCCGATAGGAAGAACACGAACTGGCCGGCAGCGACGATTGACCGTCTAGCTAGACAACCAATCTCGGTCGTCACTACTGTCGTGCTACTCTGCGCCCCGGGAGGCGAGTTGATGTCAAAGTTGTCAGTCTCGACGTAAACAACGTAGATACTGTTGGTCATAAAGACCAAGAACTGATCCTGCACCCACGGTAGCACCCCTACAATCGAGTCGTTCCCGCCAGTATTGATGACGAAGTTGTTGAGCGTCGTATCACACTGTTCGCTCAAGATGTCACTCACCAGCATCTGGTAATCACCGTACTTGAGGATAAGCCTGTTCTGGAAGTATAGTCCAAAGTCAGCGCAAGGCACAGACTGCGTGATGCCTGTAACCACACCGCCGTCCACCGTGAACTTCTGCTGGGCAAATGTGACTGCTACTAGACCATCTTCCCATATCAGCGGCGGCAATCCACGGCGAGCGTTCCAGCCTGCTTGTGTAGTCCGAGTGGCGTAAGTGACGCCAGTATTGTTCTTGTACTGGAAAGTAAACGTGTTCGCGCCAGTCACCGTGATGACATAGCTGCCAGTGACAGCTTGTCCCGGGCCATCTCCGCCGTCTGTACGCCCGATGGTGACCTCGTCGCCGCTTGTGTAATTATGCGGCAGGGTCGTCGTGATCGTGATCGTGCCAGTATCGCCATTGAGGATGTCACCGTTGGATTCAGTGGCAGCAAACGTCGTCTTGTCGTACTTACCACGGAAGATGTAGATCTTGTTGAGTGCCGTAATTACATCGCAGATGCCACCTTCCTCGATGGCTCTACCAGTAGGAAACAAGTACGGCCCGATTAAGTCTTCAGCATTTGGCCCCTGAGCAGGTTTGTACAGGTACATCCTGTCAGTGAAGACTAGCACAATGTTGTCGCGCCCCGAGCCGTCCACATACAAGCCCGAGCCAACCATCGTCAGGGAAACTAGATCGCCTTTAGTGAGCCTTTTTGTGCCTTTTCGAGGCTGAGCGATTCCACGCTGCAAACGAGTGTTAAAGCTCGCCTGAAGCATTCCAGGCTTCAAGTTGGCAGCATCGAGCCTACTGGCAAAGCCAATAAACGTATCGTCACCTTCAACTTGTTGTTCTTGCGCCATTAGGAAATGAGCTTGCTGAGCTTGTCCACGACACGCTGGAGATCGTCGCGGATCTCGACCATGCGCTCCATGTGCCCGTCATCTTCACCTTCTTCTTCGCCTTCCTCCTCGTACTCCTCCTCTTCACCGTATCCGCACTCGGAACAAGTGCCGTCGGACTCCATAGGAGAGTCGCACTCAGGACAGGAACGGCTTCTGCCGCCCATAGGGCCACCAAGGATGGCCAGCATTGCTTTCATTGACTTAGGCATAAGATTAGGCGATTAAAGATTTCTTGGCTTCTCTGCGAGCGCACAGCTCACTAAGAGAGTAAGGAGTATTGTATTCAAAATGAGGCGCATCATAAAGCGATTTAAAGTTACCACCCCAGCGCAGGTTGTGCTTGGCGCAGAGTGTTGAGGCATGCTTATGCATAAGGTCAGCGATTTTCTTGTCAGCCGGCGTGCTATCATCCATGTACACCTTGCCTTTGAACACGCCGCAGTCGATGGCGAGTCCAAAGTTGTGCATGCTTGAGCCGGGCTTGGCGTTAGTCACCTTTGGTCCCGGTGCAGTGCGCCCCTTGGCGTACAGTGCAGCCTGCTGATCCCAACTGCGGGTGCCACAGATGATCTTGTAGTCCAAGCCTTCCTTGGCCACCAGTTCCTTGGCATCGATAATGAAGGCCACAAAGGCATCCTTAACCTCTGGAAGCAGCGTCTCTAGATGTTTAGCGGATCGTTCGTCAATCATTTGCGGAGCAGTTTGTGAATCTTGGCCAAGGTGTAGAGTATCGCGACAACGCCACCAGCAATGCGGACCGTCTGTTCAATCTCAGATAGAGACAGAGCCATAGCAGCAAAATTGACTCCAAAGACGGAGCCAATCTCCTTAAGATCTTCGAGCATTTCGCTTGGGCTTTCCATTGGTCTTAGGGGCTGATGGTTTAGCTGCGGGTTTAGCTGGCTCGGAAAGTGAACTGAACCAGGATAGCCAGACGTAGTTGCAGGCTACACCGATGTTCAGTATGAATTCTGTGAGTGGTGGCTCTTGGTGTGCAAAGATGTTAGCTACGGACCCGCAAATCGTCACTGTCGTCGCAAGCTTACAAAGATAAGAGGCGTACTTGTGCCTGTAAATGGCGCTGTCCTCATGGCCGAATACTTTCAGCCACAAGTGAATTGCCGAAATAGCCAGAACACTATTTGCGCAGGCGTTTAGTAGGACTATTGGGCTTAATGTCATGACTAGATAAAAGCTTCTCTGAAAGGTTCTCTACGGCCCTAAGTCCGCAAAAGCCCAACAAGAACCCGGCTGCGTAGCCGTACTGAGGCTCACCGTCGAGATGTGCAACCTTAAGCAGAAGTGGCGTAACGTAGTTGGCTGACGCTGCTCCACCCACAAGTGATGCGATTGTACGGCCAAGGTTCTGGCCGGCCTGCTTGGAGGACATTAGGATCGCCCCGAACAAGCCAGCAATAGCAAGACCAATATCAATACCAGCATCTTTAAGGTTGATCATCTGTGTTGAGCTTGTTTGGCGACAGAAGTGGCATCAATCAACTCCAGTTCAAGTCGCTGGTATCGAGAGTCTGAATGCCATTTCTGCGCCACCTCGGCAGTGTACGTCTGTCCGGCTTGAAGCTCAAGTATTTCCTTGTTGGGTGGATACAAGTATCTTGCTGGAACGCGTGAACTGGTGACGCAACCTGTCAGCGAGAGCATCACGGCCACTGGCCCGAGCTTCAATAATCTGAGTTTCGACATCATCGCAGTACTTGGCTATGTCACGCTCCAGCTCCCAAGAGGCTCGCTTAGCCTTGATCTCCAGCCACAGGCGCAGGATTTGCAGCAGGTTTGGTATCATCTGATTCTTTACGGAAGACGTTGATCATGCCAATCAGTGCCAGCCCGGTCGTCAGGATGGCTTCTTGCATCTCTGGGTGTAGCTTGAGGCCAACGGCAGTCAGCAATGCAAACAACCCACGCCAGGTGGATGGTTCCTTTAGTCGTTCGAGTATGTACTTCATAAGATTATCGAGCTAGAGCGTACTTGCTGGGTACTTCTGCAAAGGCTGCAAAGATGTAGGTTCCGCCTGTGGCGTTAAAATCCACATACGATCCTCTTAATTTAAATCCATTGGATAATACATCTGGATCTGTTCCTAAGTTGCTTTCGACGCTAGCAGAATTTGGATAAAGCTGGTAATTTCCAGATAACCCATTTGCTGTTTTCCTAGACGTATCCCATACAAACCATCCAATTACACTACTAACATCCGTCCTCTTGATCATCACAAACCTTGGCCTAAACCCACAGAACACAAACGGCCCGTCAGCCAGTCCATTCCCCGTGTAGCTGCCAAAGCGGGAGAAGCCTGCGATCTCAGCGAAGCAGTAGGCGACGGTATTTTCGTTTAGCTTGTTTGTTCCAGAACTTGTTCCAACCGTAAATACAGATGAAGTTGGCTCCGTGTTATTCCATGAAACAATGTCTGTATTTGCCTGCCCTGGGGTGTTAAGCAAAATGTATTTTGTTGCCCCTAAGCTGGAATGATAGCATTCCCATGGCACCAATGTGTCTCTTCCCTTGCAGATAATTAAGGAAGGCTTTTTGCCAAGATTGTGAGCCACAGTGCGAGCCACTCCAGTGCCAGTATACGTCACCACATCTAACCCAGCAGTGACGCTTTCCCTCCACTGCCAAGCCACATACGAGTTCGCATTTGCATTGACCAGCGTCGTGTCTGTGCCAAGGCTAAAGCCGTCCGCGCCAAACGCCGTCAAGCTCTGTGCAAGCGTTGTCTCGCCTGTCGTCGTGTTGGACGAGAGATACTTCGTAGTTCCCCGTGTAGAGTCAAACAGCGCATGGTTCGTAGCGCCCGGTGTCCGCGACTTAATCCACACCAGATCCGGCTGGAACGACACACTGTTCACCGCATTCGACAGTGACCGTGCAGCAGCGTTGCCCGTGTAGGTCGTCGCCGCCATGAAGTTCGCACCATTCACAATCGACGGTGTCGGCAGGTTGTTCGTGTTGAGTGCGCGGAAGCCGGCGGGAGGCGTGTATGCGAAGGGGCGTTGGCCGAAGTTGACCCAAAGCGTTGAGCTTGAAACAGAATCTTGATCACCAAATACTGGGAAATATATATTTGACGCTAACCCGCTGTATGCCACACCTTGAGAGGCATTATTTTTATAAAATGTAAGACTTCCTAAATCAGCATCAAACGCAACTCCAATTATATCTCCTGCTGTATATGTTGCGCCATATGATGCAAAAACATTACTGTTTAATTTTTGACCACTATTAAGATATCCCCAGCTAAAAACATCAACCCCTACATGTGATGTTGATGGGCTATCATTTGTAGCTATTCCTAAGCTTCCAGATGTAAATGATGTGTATGAACATTCCCAATACCATTTTCCTGAAGAAATTCCAATTGTTCCAAACACCTTATTTGCAGATGATCCAACAACATAATTTAGTCCAGCGTCAGATATAATTCCAAATACGTTTCTCAACGGATTCAGCACCGCATAATTCCCCCTGCCGTTCCCGCCGTCAGCGTAGTTCACCGGGACATCAAGCATGCTGTCGTATGTTGCCCCAGCCGTCAGCGACACGTTGTTCACCGTCCAAGTGTTGCCATTCCCCGAGTTGTCCGTGCCCAGCGCCGCTACGGACGATGTGTTGCCAAACTTGAGGTAAAACCCGTTGGCGCCGTAGGTGCCGCTGTACGGCCTCGGTGCCCACACGCCGGTGGACGAGTCAATCGCGCCAAACGAGGCGGGTGTCAGTGCCTGGCCGTCGATGAAGTTGACGTCTGTGAGGTAGCCGTCGAATAAATAATTTGTTCCATCAAAATAACGACCAACAGAGCCAGAATTTCCAGATGCAACCATTCTGAATACTGTATTTATTCCTGGATATGTTGCTGTGCTAAATATTGTTATTTGAACACCATTAACATAAACACGAACGCGATTACTTGGAGTTGGTTGCGTTGTATCTACTTGAATAACAATATGATACCATGCAGATGCATCTCTAAATAATGCAGTTGTTATTAAACTGCAATTTGTTGAAGTTGGAAAATCATATACATGCAAAGCGTCAGAACTGAAAAGAATTCCGCCTCCATTATTATTTGCGCTAAAACCGTGCTGCAACCCTTGCGTTGCTGCAAAAGACCCACGTTTTACCCACGCAGACCATGTCCATGTTGTACCGCTTGTTGGCGTTCCTAATGTCCTGCTCAAGTAGGCAGACGCACTCGACCGAAACCGAAGTGACCTCGTAATGAAACTTGACCCGCCCCTGAGACTGCCTAGTAAGGATAACATAGAAGAGAACATAAATTACGTTGTTGCATCGCCACCAACGACCCACTGATTTGCCGCCACTTTGATTAGCGAAATGAGTGCGTATTGACCAGCGGTTTTTGTGCCGCTCCGGCTGATGATGGTCGTCGTCCCCGGTGTCACTGCACTCACCGTCACCTGACCCGCACCAAGCTGCATCACGAGGAGCTGCGTGCCGATAGGGAAGTCCACCGTTGCATCCGTTGGGATGGTAAGTGAGATTGCAGCGGCGTTGCTAGCCGTGACAAGCTTGCCTGCGTCTGTAAGTGCAGGCGTGAACGTCGTGCCAGTCTGTGCGTTGATAAGCACTGTTGCCGTAGCAATTGCGTTGCGGTTAAGCGCGGCAAACTGAGTCGACGACGTGATGTAGAGCTGCGTGTTGTCCCACTCAAGAGCGCCAAGTGCGCGGGTGGACAAAAGATTGTTTGCCGCTGTGCTGAAGCTAATGGGGTTAAGCGTGGTTGAGTTTGTTACAAATGTTTGCCGCCCATTAAATGTGTTGGCAGCGGTAACTGCATTGCTGTTTCTAGAAGAGACAAGAGGTGCAGTTATTGCAGTTGTTCCAACTGTAATGTCTGTTTTTGTTGTGGTTGTTGGACCAATAGCAGCTCTTACAGTTCCTGCGCTTCCATTGCCATATTTAATAACACATATGGTGTTGTTTTTTACGGTTCCAGAAAACCATGATGGGCGCGTTAATACTGTTGCAACACTTGCAGTTCCAACTGTTGTAATAACCCATGGGCCATTTGCTACAGTGTTAGGGGTTGAAGCGGCTGTCTGTCCACCAACAAAAACCGTATCACCCACAGTCGGCGAGACACCTTCAATGACAAGCGCAACAGGAGTATTGTAAGTTAATACGTTGATTCCAGACGTTGTCATCGCGCCTGCAATTGCGCCACTAATATAGTAATCCACCTGCTGGAATCCACCCATTGCAATCCGAGCGTCTTCCTGCGTAATAGCCCCAGTGCCACCAAGCTCGATACCCAGCGGAGCAGCCGTCGTAAGCGCAGGTTGGTAAGCAGACAACTGATCCGTTGTCGCTAGTCCACTCAGCGATGCCGAGGTGATCCCACCAAGGTTGCTCAGTGCCGATGGTGCGTCAGTTGCACCCGTGCCGCCGTTGGAGATGTCCAGCGTACCAGTCAGGTTGAACGTGCCGTTGTCAGTGATCGCGCTCGTTGGCGTGAAGGACAGGCCGGACACTTGGCTTGTCATCGCGATGCTCGTCACCGTACCCAGACCAGCCAAGGAAGCCGTCTCAAGTGCGCTAATGCGACCGTAAGCGTCAACGCTAATGACTGGCACCGCTGCGCTGGAACCTACGTTGGTCAACACACCTGGACCAGCAGTCTCAAGAGCAATGATGCCGTCTGTCGTGATGGTGCCACCTGTAAGCCCCGTGCCGGCTGTGATGGCCGTTACAGTGCCGGATGTGCCTGCTGGGATAGCCTCCGTCGTGAGTGCCGTGATTTGACCGTAGATGTTGGTCGTAATGACAGGCACAACCGAGGATGATCCTGCCGTGATAGCAGCGATCCCGGTGGTAGCAAGCGCAAGCGTGCGACTCGTTGAAAGATCTCCGCCACCGGTCAAGCCGTCTCCGGCAAGAACGCTCACCTGACCCATCTGAATCTTGTTCAGTGCCAGGGGCGCGGCAGTCGAGACGTCCGAGTCAGTAATGAGCGACGCTGGGTTCTGCGGAACGCCGTTAATGACCTTCACCACACCCGTGCCACCCACGGATGGGATCGTCGTGTGAACGTGCGAAGGAGTGCTGTCACCGAAATCGACGGTAACCGTGTGGCCAGAACCAGTCGCTTGAGCTTCAATGACGATGTACAGACGATCTGAGGCCGTGATGTCCGTTTGTGGGATAACCAGCGAAATAGCCGTCTGCACGCTTGTGCCGTTGTTGCTAACGATAGCACTGCCAGACGTAGCGATAGCCGTAGACGTTGTGCCGTCCCATTTGTTTACAATTACACGCAGCGAGGTAGGTGCATTTACGTTCGCTGTGCCCCGGCACCAGACGTTGAAGTCAAACAATCCCGCTGGCAAAAACTCAAGATTTGGGTCCAGCGTGTCCGAGACAAACCCAGCAATCTCAGTCCACACGCCAGTGGTTAGCGTGCCACTAGTGACGCTTGTCTGCGCAACTTCAGCGGTACGCCCAAGTTCTTTTGACCCACTAGGAGCAGGCGCATCCGGGTTTGTGCCGTAATTGAAGTAGAACAGCACTCCACCGCCGCCAGACCCGCCAGCAGCAGGAGCTGTAGCCGTCCATGCAGATCCGTCCCATGTCA